CTGCAATATGATAAAACCCAGTGTTACTGACTGAGCCATCGTTTTGAAATGTTAGCCCTGGAGCAGATGCCGTACCTTCTGGAATAAAAACCTGTCCAGTAAATACTGGTGAAGCTAGAGGTGCTTTACCATTAATCTGTGCTTGTAAGTTATTATCAGCAGCTGTAACAAAAGCCGTGGTTGCCAATTGAGTTGTGCTTGTACCCGCTGCAGCTGTTGGGGCTGTAGGTGTATTAAGTAAGTTTAGACCTGCACCTGTAAAATATGCAACTTCTATACTTCCACAAGAAACACCTATAACATCATCTGCAATATGATAAAACCCAGTGTTACTGACTGAGCCATCGTTTTGAAATGTTAGCCCTGGAGCAGATGCCGTACCTTCTGGAATAAAAACCTGTCCAGTAAATACTGGTGAAGCTAGAGGTGCTTTTGTCGCTAGTGCATTGGTTATCGTTGTTGCAAAGTTCGGGTCATCCCCAAGCGCAGTTGCAAGCTCGTTAAGTGTGTCTAATGCAGCGGGTGAAGACGCTACTAGCGCAGCAATGCGGGTCTCTAGTTCCGCGGCAGTGGTGTACTGCGGGTGCGGGTCTGCTGCTGCTATATGATTTGCCAATCCTGTATTTGCAGCGTCGGCTTGCTGTTTTAGGTAAACAGTGCGGTTAGCAAGCTGTTTACCTTGTAAGTTATCAATGCCGTTTAATCCACCTTGAACTGGGTCGGTTGTTTCAAGCTGGTATATACCTGCTTCCCACGTAGCTGTTTCTGGTAAAGTTGCCATTTTTTACTAAGCTCCTGTTAAAATTTGTGCAACAGCGCCGCGCGTGTTGTTACCATTACGGAAAATCGCGCCATTATGCCTGTTTGCCGCCTGTTGATAATTAATGCTAACTAACTGACAACGCGCAGGGGCTGTTAGTTTTAATGCGGTGAACAGCGTTTGTGCGCGGTCTATTGTTATAGGGTTGTTTAGTGTAATACGCCATTGCGCCCAGCTAAATGCACTTTGCCCGTGGCTATTTAATCCGTTTCTAGCAACAACACCGTTTCGCGCAATCTTATTAAAGTTCTCTTCAATCAGCGCATCGCCTTGATTGAAAATTGCCAACATGTTTCTAATGCTTTGCGGTGTACCTTTTAGCTGGTGATAACTAACAGACGATTTAATCGCGTTGCGTTTCTGTTCGTCAGATTCGCATAATTTCCAAATTGGCTCGTTGTAAATACCGAAGTTTTGCGCAAGATAAGGTAAGTAATCCGCTGGGCAGATGTCAACAAGCATCGGCATTAGATTAACGACATTGACTTGCGTTTGTTGCTCGAACCACGTAACAAATGCGCTATATGTAGGGTCACTGCTAACCGCTAAAGGGAGGTTATTCATAACGCGCCCACCGTGATTGCGCTTACATTAGGATAGGCTGACTGCGCAACAGCAAGATAAGTCGGACTACTTAGTTCAACGCGGCTAACCATCCCTGTGTTGTGGCAAGCATCAATAATCTGACTTGGGATAATATCTTGCCCTAACTTGCGCCAACTGGCATTTAGAGCGGTAATTGCAGCCACACAAGCTGCTTTAGCATCGCTAAACAATACGCCAACTTGCGGGGTAATATTAGCAACCACGCTATACGTAACCGCACTGGCATTTTGTACTAAAATGGTATCGCACAAGCTTCGCACTGAGTCACTTGTCAATGCTGCTGTCGCCAACAATAAATCATCAGCAGCCGTGTTATCTGTTGCGCTTAGAATGGTAACTTGTACCGTTCCCGCAACAGTCATGACAGCGGTTGCGTCGATGATGTCACCGCTGCTTGCGAGGGCGTGATACTTGTAATAATCCGCTGTGCCACCTGCTGATAATGCTTTCAGGCTTAACGGGATACGCGCTCTATATGCGTCGTCGCTTTCACCGTCTAAACGGTTGCAATTGACCAAACTGCCAAGGTTATCAAGGGATACGTTTTGCGCATACGCTAAAAAATTCTGATTTAAAGCGTAATTTGTTTGAATATTAGCAAGCAGTAAGGCGTATAACGCTGCGTTTAACGTCAATTGTTCTGTGCTTGCTGGAGTGATAGTTACCCCTTGCGATGCAAGATAATCTGTTGCTTGTTGTAACAAAACAGAAGCGTTCTCGGTTACAGCTTGCGGCATAGTCATAACAGTTTCCAGCTTATTGTTACAATTAAACCACTGCTATCGGTGCTAGTTACCTCGGTTTTAAGCAGGCTAACGCGCTTTTCCCATTTGCTGATAGCGTCGGCAATCGCTGAAATTACGCATAGTTTTGCTTTTTGTAGCGGCTTATCTAAACAATCAATGACGCGAGAGCCAAAATCAGGACGAAGGCGGTCTTGACCCTGTATCGTCGTGATGATGTTTGAAATATTTTGAGCAACACTCAACACCAGCTCACTACCTGTTAAGGGTTTGCTGGTGATGCCATTATTAGCAAGGATGAAGGTTTGGGTAATAGTGCTGCTCATGCTGTTAGTATCGCGTGAGCAAGGTGGCGGTGTATTTTAACCGATGTTAAAAAATACTAATGCGGCGTACTGGTACTACCTCCTCGGCTATCGGTATGAGTATGACCTTCAAACGATAGTCCGCCACTACCACTAATGCCACCAGCTGCTCTTAATGCGCCTGATACGCTTGCATTACCGCCAACGTTCGCGTTGCCGCTTGCGCTAAGGTTTCCGTTAATGCTCACATTACCGTTAACGGTTATATTGCCGTTATGGGTACTTGTTGCGGTGATATTGATGGTCGATGCTGTTACGTTAATCGTGCCGCTGGTTAATACGGTCAGGGTATGGGTTTTGCGGTTATAAGCAACGTAAGCGCCATCGCTAAACTTGGTTATTGTTGTGTCGCCGTCTGTTGTTGGGACTGTGTCAACATTGCTATAAACTGCGCCGATAACAAAACCTCGGTTAAGGTCTAACTCTAACAAGATAACGACTTGTTCGCCAATGTCTGGTAAAGCGGCATGTTTGTCTAGCGCGGTTTTGGTTGCCAATACGTCGCACCAAGGGCTAACCATCCCATCATATTCAGGAAGCGTAGCGCGGATTCTGTAGGTTGCTGGGTCTCGTTCCTTAACAATACCGATAACGCTGTTAATCATAATAGCCACCCTTCCACGGATGTGATATAACCGCTGCTTTTATCAATCGTGTGGTTTACTGTTTGCACTAAGCACGATCTGGCATTTTTACCCATGCCAACTAACGTGATGACTCGCCCAGCGGCGATAACAGGAATGCCAAAACAGCGAAAGCTAATGCGTTTGCGGTCTCTGTTTGCACGGGCTAAATCGGCATTGGTTGCCGCTGCGTGGGTTTGTCTGGCAATTTCGCGCTTAACGTTTTTCGTGGTTTGTGCGGCTTTTGTTGTACCTGTCTGAATAACGCTGCCCTTTTCATCAACCGCATAAACAATTAACTCTTTGGTTGTGGTGTCGTGCTTTCTGCGTTCAACTTTTTTAACCGTTTCTACTAAATCAATATCGACATCCCAGCTAATCAATACGTCTTCTGGTATTGTGTAAAAGGGTTTCTGTGCCATTAAATCTGACATCGGTACGCATGTTATCGTATTGTTATTCAGCTTTAGATTAAGGTCAGCCTCGTCACACAAGCGAATCAAAAAGTTAAGGTCGGTTTCGTTGTCTTGCGCTGTGTAGTCTAATGGGATGTCTTTAAAGCGTAAATCGGTTGCAAGTCCAGTGCGCTGGGCAACTGTTTTAATGATGCTTTGTAGGCTTTGATTATCCCAGCTTTGACTAATACGGGTGCGTAGCTGTTTTTGGTTTGGTGCTGCGTTACCTGATAAGGTCACGACACTTGGCGACCCTGTATATTTAATGCGGTCAATTTCAAACAGGTTATTAATATCAACTAATGAACCCTCGTAACCGAATGAAATATCTAAGGTTGCCCCTGTATCTGGCAAGTTATCGCGCCAAAAACCGCTAACGTCTTCAAACGTAATGCTCACCGTGTCGCTTCTGTCGCTAATGTTGTCCTGATAGTCAAAGCTTATCAGGCTATCGGTTAAATCGCGCCCAGTGCTTTTGCCGTTATAGTTGATGTTAAGCGCAGGAATGAGACTCATGTTAACCACCCTGGTTTTGCCTGTGTCGTTGGTTTTGTTGTTTTATAAACAGGGACATTAACCGTTAATCCTGTTGGCAGCGTGTCAGTTAGCGGCAGGTTTGGATTAATGGCGACAATATCGCTTACCATGCTAACGTTTCCGAAATACTTAAAACTAATCAAGTCCAATCGGTCGTCTTGAGTTGTGACGTGGTGGATGTAATAAGCAATTTCGTTCATTTTCTCGCCACCGCATTAGAAATATTTTCCGAGTACCAAGGGCTGACGCTACTCATGTAGCCGTTGGCGTTTTGCATACTGCCTTCCATTGCCTGTATACCCTGCTCGATATTGCTTGCGTTCATATTTCTGGCAACGTTACTTATATTAACCATTTCAATGCTTGATCTACTCATATTATTAACATACTTTAGGTCATCCGCTGATATTCCGCTCGTGTCAATCCCTAACGCATTGGCAGCTTTTACTGCGTCGTTCGCCAGTCCTGGCATTTGACCTAGCACCCTTGTCGGATTGCCACTCTTTAATGCTTTAGCGAAGGCAATACCGCGATTTACCGCGCTCATTACTGTTCTCGCTGTGCTTAACGCTTTTGCAATGGTCATCCCTTTGCCGTCATCTGTTAGTTTTAGTTTATCTCCAAGGGCATTGGCTGGGTGCGAAACGTCGCCGTTTGTTTCACCAATCGGTAGCGGAGGGCTTTCAGTTAGTGATACCGATACCGTAGCTTGCACCAAGCTACCATCCGCGGTCATTTGTGTGCTGGTGATGCTAATACTATTACATACAAACCAGCCAGCGTGCGTGCCGTTTGTTAGCACTAAGCCGCCACTTTTCTTGCTGGCTAACATTCCTTTTAACTTATCTATTTCTACCTGTGGATCGCAGAAGCGAACATGAAACAACATATCAAGCTTATAAGTATCCGCACCAAAACCAGTAAACTGCAAAAGTGGTTTTTGTCCGATACGCTCAAGACTTGCATAATTCGCCGTCTGTTCCTGCGATACACCAGTGAAGTAGGTAATTAACCCAAATGTCACATCGCCAAAAAGTCCAATCATTGTGCTGCATACCCCGTGCGTGTTTGTTGTTTCATCATAATTTTATAGCGTTGCTCGAACTCCGTTTGGCTTATGCTTAACGCTTGTTTAACGCTTGATACAGTTTGTTCACTTGTGCCAGCTGGCAATGTTATATTGGGGCTAAAGTGGATAACATCGCCGACTTTTGCGCGGGTATCGTTAGCCGCTGTTAGTTTTGCCTGAATGTCTGGCACTGGTAACTGTTTAAGCTGTGGCGCGTTAAGGTGCATCTGGTACTTTTCTGGCAAGATACTGTTCAAGGCTTCGTTTGTCGTGTTAATAAAGCCTGTAAATCTGCCTAAAATGTCCTGCCATAATTCAGCAAACCACTTTTTCAAGCCTTCAAAAGCGGCTTTAATAGTGTCGGGCAATGACCAGACTTGGTAAATAACCTGACCAATAAAATCCGTAACAGAGCTGACTGCGCTGCCAATGGCAATGCCAGCCCCTTCACCCCATACTTGCCAACTCAATGAGCTTTCATCAGTAGCAACTTTAATGCCCGTAATGCTCTCTATTAAGCCAGAAACTTTGCTGCCAAAGCCGTCGAATAGCTTAATGACAGGTGACAAGCCAACCATAAAACCATCCCAAAGCCCATTAAACAATCCGCGTACCTGTGCAAAGTTTTCATAAAGTAGATAGGCGGCAGTACCAATGGCGATAACCGCTGCGGTAACTGGGTTGCTCATGACCGCGACTTTTAGCACCGTCAATGCGGCAGAAGTTGCTAATGATGATGCCTTGACCAACAAAATACCAACCGATAACGCCTTAAATGCAGCCACGCCCGCTAATACATACCCCGCCATTTTTGCTATTTCAGGATTATTTTTTACAAAGTCACCAACAAAGAGGGCAGCATCTTTTAAGTAACCTGTGATAGTCTTGATTGCTGGTAATAATAAATCGCCAACCGATACGGAAAACTCGGTAAGTGCAATATTTAAGCCTTTCCACTGTTCAGAAAAGCCTTGCATCCGCTTCTCAAAGTCCGCCCCAAGCATATCGCTATTACCTGCTGCTAAAGAATCGGCGCTAAAGCTTTTCAGCTTGTCTTTGTTTTGCAACAGCGCACGTAAAGCACCCATCGCTTGCATGTCTTGGAATAGTTGCCCCATATTCCCAGCTTCACCAAGGCTTTTAAACATTTCAGCGGATTTTGCGCCGTCTTTTTCAGCCAAAGCTGCTCGATATTTAGCCAAGTCAGCGGGGTTTAGGGCTTTAGCCATGTAGTTTTCGACCAAGTCTAACATAGCGGTAACAGGGTCAACGCCGTTTAATGCGGACGCTTTAAGACTAGCTTTTAAGTCAATGCCTACTTTTCCAAAGTCTTTAACGGTATCGGGCGCATTGATTTTGGTCAACAGGTTTTTAAGGTTATTCCCTGCTTCGTCTGCCGTTCCTGCGCCAATTTTAGACACTTGCAACATACTGGCAAGCTGGGCAACGCTTTCTTTACCAGTCATACCCATAGCCGCAAGCATGGGCGTTAATTGCGGCATCCATTTAGCCATATCTTTAAACTCAACCTGCCCAAGTTTTGTTGATTTAATCATGATATTCATTGCGCTTTCACTATCTGCCGCGCTGATTTTCATATTGTTCGCAAGCGCTAAAAAGGTGTTGCCAATGTCATCCATTTGGGCACGGGTAGCCGTAGCAGTTTTGGCAATAACTGGGGCATAACGGTTAAGTTCATCAGCAGACTGAATACCACCAGCGACTAAAGTCTTTACCCCATCTGCAACAGAATCGAGAGACTGGTTCATGTCTAGCGCAGCTTTGCGCAGGGTAAAGCCTAGCGCGGCTTCTTGCTCTGGTGTAAATTCGCCAGTAATTGAAATATCTTTAACATCATCCTCGGCTTTTGCTTTTGCTGTGATTGGTTTAGCCGCGACATAACCAACGGCTGCGGTACTTATAAGCTGGCTTTGTGCTTGCTGGAATGCTTCTTGTGATTGACTGAGGCGCGTTTTAGCTAATTCGGCATTCAGTTCGCGCGTGGCGTTCTTTAGGTTATTTGTATCAACACCAGCGGCTTTTAACTGACTGCGCAAAGTTTTAATTTGTGCTTCTGTGCCACTGGTAAATAATCTTGTTGTGGATTGTGATTTTAGCCGCGCAAGCTCTTTTTCAGCGGCTTGCAAGTCCTTTATTAATTGCTTGCTTCCCTTAATCCCTTCAACTTGTGCTTTAAAAGCGCTAGCTGTTTTGCTAAGATTACTAAAACCTTTTAATGCTGCTGCGCCCGAAAAGCCTAGCGCAATCCCTAATTGCATGGTGGTGCTCATAATATGCGTGACCCTTTAGACCTGTTAGCAGACAATACACAACCCTTTATTATCTGGTTTAGCATCATTATCGACCTTGTTTGGTCGGTGAATGTGGCGCATGGTCTTGATTTTTTAGCCATGATTGCCGTGTCGATTCCCTCGGTGATAGCGGCTGGAATATGCCTTGTGTTGCTCATGATTCCAGCGTTTATCCTTAGCACCATTCAAGGCTTGCGGCATTAGTCTTTAGACAATACCGCTTGCGCCTGTTCAGCCCACCATACAAGGCGACTAATCGGCATAGTGCAACAATCCGCATAACTAAAGCCGCCCTGCGTGGTTAAGTAAAGCACTAAGCTGACATAGTCTCGCTCGCGTCCGATGACGCTGCCAATGCGTTTCCCAATTCACCAAGTAGCTTAACTGGTAGCTGCAATACGTCTTCCATGACTAGCTTCTTGCCGTCGAAAGTTGCTGTTTGTGCAATAACTGCCGCCATTAATCGTGTTTCGCTGGCATCTTTACCAGCGGCACGATAAGCGTTTTCCATGTCCATACCTGTTGCGTCACGCACCACCACTTCGACCGTGTCAGGGTCGAAGGGTAGATTATTAGCGCTTTGTTCGCGTGTAATCTTCATTTAATTACCATCCCAAATTAGTTTTGTATGTATCAAGAACATCAACTCCGTCAACTTTATAGACGTTGTTCATAACATCAAACTCTAAATGGTCTGCGCCGTCGATAGTTAGCTTGATGTACGTCGCGCCATAATCAACAGCTAGTTCAACGCCAGACTGCGGTTTGAATCCACCAAGCGGCACATTCTTAAAATTAGCCGTAACAACACACACGTAAGGCACTTCTTGCGATACGCCTTGCGCTGTGTGCGTTAGCAATGAGCCACGCAATTGTAGCTGCACATTTTTTAACGGGTTAAATAACTTGCTCATAACGTCAGGGTGAATGCTGTTCCAAGTCATTTTGCCTTCTAGCTTCTCGAACCCGCTGAACACTTCCAACGCACCAGCCATACCTAACACGTTATGATCAGTCATCTTAGATTGTAAGGTCGGCAATTCCATTTCTGAAATTCGACCAGCTAAGTTATTGCCGTCCATGTAGACGTTTGCCCCATAAAGGCTATTAATTTGTTGTGCCATTATTTAAGCCCTTTGTAAAGGTTAATATCAATAAATGATTGGAAGCTAATGCGTTCCGCTGGTGTTGGTGGCAAGAACGTAATATCAAAGGTTAAGTGCCCTGCTGCCAATTCGGTATTAGGATTTTTCGCTTTATCGAATGTGCAAGAGCCGTCAATCAATGCACCACGGCCAACCAATGTGCGTAAGAACGAATTAACCGTTTCGCGGATACTGTCCACTACTGCTTGATTAATTGGGCTATCAATAAACTGTAACATCGCAAGCTCGATACTTTCGTGGATGATGTCAGCCGTACGACGCACTGGCAAGAAGTTAGTTACCGCTGTGCTGCTAGGATAAGAAGCTGTGCGGTTGCCCCATAGACGTAAACCTGAACCAAAACTATTAAAAATCGAGGTAATGCCGTTGCTGTTCAACAAGTTTACTTGCGTGTTAGGGTCGTTTACTGCGGCTGTTAAGCTGGTCTCAACGCCAATAATACCGCCAATCTCGTGGTTAGACGGGCTTACCCAGTAACCTTCAGCTTGGTCTGTCGAAGCAATCAAACCAGCAATACGTGGCGACATGCCTTCGATTCGCGTTGCATTTGTAACTGGGTCGTAAACTTTAACGCTTGGGTAAAGCAAATAAGCGCGTTCGCTACTGGTGTTAAAGTTAATTGTACCGCTTGCACCGCGTCCAGCAATTACCTGCTCATAAGTGCAACCGATAGGTGCATCAATCAGCGCAATACCACGCTGCCCGTTCGCTTGGTTAATCATTTCAGTAGAAACTGCGGCAGATGTACAATAGCCAGGGGCGATAATGATTTTTGGTCGGAAGCCGAACAGTGTATAACAATCTTGCGCAATCGCTAGACCATTTCTTTTGCCCGTTGTTGAATCATAACCGCCGATAATGTCAGCGGCTGTCACGTTAGCTGGGTTGCCCGCATGTTTAACAGGGTCATAAACGTTCACAACAACAACTAAGCCTGCGCCTTGGTCAAAAACACCATCGAGCGCATAAGGAATAGTATAACCAGCTGTAAACGTGCCGAATTTGGCAGCGTCAACGTCTGACATTACTAAAGTAGGGGTATTGATTGGACCAGTTGGCGCTGTACCAACCAGTAAAATCACCGCGCTCTTAACCACTGATACTGGTCGTGCGCCCGATGTGACGGAGATTGTCTCGACGCCATGTAAATAACTTGCTGGCATTATGCTTGTGCTCCTTTCTTAGTTGATTTTTTTTGCTGGTACTTCAACATTTGGTGAATCTGTTTGTGTCTCATTTTGTGCTTCAGCATTTGCCTCATCTGGTGCTTCAGCTGTTGCTTCTTCAGTATGAGCTTCAACAGGCGCATCGACAGGCGTTAAAAACCCTTTCGCTACCAGTGTCTGTACATAGTCACAATCGGGCAAGTCAACAGAATTATTGGGCTGCATTTCAAATTCAGCACCGTTAATAGTCACGAATTGCGGGTGAGTGCCTGTAAATAAATAAGCGTTCATATTTATAGTCCTGTGTTGGTTGTGATTAATTTAATGGTCGGGTCTGGTTTTGGTTCTGGTGCAAATGTCATTAAGCTAGTTGATACACTAAGCGCGTACTTCCACCATCCACTTTGTGCGTCAACAAAACGCTCCTCTTCAATCTCCAAAGGGTACATCGCGCCAACATTAGCGCCTTGTAATGCTTGCCGCGCCATATCAAGCAATGTGTATGCGTCGCTGTGTTTGTTCGCATCAGGGTAAAGTAAAATCACACTTAATCGCACTTCACGGATTTGATTTTGTGCGCCTAATCCATTCGGCTTGGTAAAGCGTGAACCTTGATATTGCACATAAAACCCACCGCGTGGCATTTTGCTAACCAGTACAGCATCATCACCGCTTGGCATTACTGCAATCGTGACTGATGGCATAGCTGCTTTTAGCAAGCTAACGATGTTTTGCTCTAGTGTTAGCATTTGGTTCATGAGCGAGTCGCCTTATCAATTGCTTTATTTATCGTCGCTTCGATGCTTTCACGATAAGAAGCAGGCAAATTGCCTTCTTCAGGTAAAATCGGGCGAGCGGGAATGGTTACTTTTTTGGCATAAATGAAGCCACCGCTGCCGCCTTTAAACTTTAAGGCTTTAGCACCGTATCGCTTACCGATACTGTTTGTGCCTGGGTTGTTCGGTTTAGCTGTAATAACCATGCCTTTTTGATGAATAGGGGCATAGGAAACAGGTGTTCCAACAATTACCTTGTCGCCCTCTTCTTTTGCCATAAAGCTTGCCGATAACGTTCCTGTATCACGCAAAGGTTGCCCTTGTCTGAACGCTAGCTTTTTCCATGCGTTTCCGTATGGGTCTCTCCCCTGCTTAAACTGGTCAGCAATAACACCCTCAACTAAATCGTTACCGATATTACGCAACAGGCGCTTTGATGATAAAGCATTGCCTAGCGCATTCAGCTTTCGCTCAAGTTCGCGGGCATCAATAGCAATGTTTATCATAACGGCGTCCAGTCCTGCCCGATACTGGCAGGGTTTAACGGCAAATAAGGGTCGTGCTGCTGCTTAAATTTATCGGTGTTATAACGCAATGTACGCGGCGTGCTTGCCATGCTTGACGTTTGCGCTGTTGCCGTAACACCAAACTGATCAGGGTCAAAATGAGCAGACTTTAAGAAGCGCATCGCGGCATCATAGCCAGCTTGTACTTGGTCGCTCATTGATAAGGATGAGCTAATCCATAACCAGTATCTGGCAATATGCAACGCCTTATCTGTTATCGCACTGGGGTAAACCACCGCAAAGCGATAAAAGGCAAAGCGTGAACCCAACACCCCATCAACCTCCTGCGTGGCTTCATCACAAGCCAACTGCAAGCGGTCGTTATCAATACTAAGCCCGCCCGTTAATTGGGCAAGCTCGGCATTGTCAAAACGATTGATTAGGTCTTGGGCGGTAATCACACTAAACTCACGCGGTAAGTTTGATAACAGCATCTGGACGAGTAACCAAGTGCAATGGGTTAGATTGTGCTTCTAACAAAATGCCGCGGTTACGTTCCATTTCAAACGCTTTTGCGTACATAGGCAAGCCCATAGTGCCAACGGTTTCCATATAGTCCGCAGGTGCAAAATAAGACACAAACAAGTCTGGTACACCTTCAGGGCACAAATAAGCTTCGTTGTCAGCAATATAGCCACCGCGGTAACGAATGAACTCAACACCACCAAAAACAAACGATTGAGTTGTGTCACCACGTACAGCAGCCGCATCTTGTGAATAGATGTAAGTATTAACAATTGACTTGTTAGCGATCAGCGCTGCCCAGAACGCTTTACCGCAAAACACTTTGTAACCTGTTGGTGCTGCGTTACCCAATGCTGATTCAGCCATTGTAATAGCCGTAAAAATCTGACCGCGCACATCAGTTGCCGTTGCTACACCTGTTAGCACTTGTTGCGTCAAACCAAACTCATTGAATAGGTTGATTAATGGCGTACCGTCTGCGTCTAAAACAATACCTTGTAAAGCAGTAGCGCGTTGGTGCTCGTGCGTCATTTCGATTTGGTTACGTAGACGAGCAACCGCACGGTCACGAACAAGAGTAATCGTATCCATCGAGCTATTACCGAATGCGCGACGATTTTGCAATGAATCAGCAAGGATAGATTCCATCGTTGCAATGCGTGGCGCTTCAAAAGTTTTGCGTGTGCGTTTTTCTTGAGATACAACGCTAGGTGCTGTGCCGCGAGCAGATGTTTGGATTAAACCTAACGCGCCATCATATAGCTCAATTGTTGCCGTAGTAGTAGTAACTCCTGACTCAGAAAACAAGCCAGCTTTAGCAATACCATTCGGGATATAAGGTGCTTTATAAATAGCTGCCGTTAATTCTGATAGGCTAAAACCATCAGTATTAATAATATCGTTAATTAACATGGTTAAACACCTCGTACAATAATAAAGTTAGACGCTAACGACGTGATTGCCGCTGTTTTCTGTGCTGCTGTAATGTTTGCAGCAAAAGTTAATTTAAGTGCGTTCACTTCAGCCTCACGTACAATCGCTACCGCTGTTTGTGGTGCGCTGGTTGCGTCTGTGTCGTAACCTAATACTGCAACAGCCGCTTGCTCGCCAGTCGTTGCCGCTGGATTATGCGCGACGTATTGGCCGCTTGCTGTGACCTTGCCTAATACCGTACCAGCTACTAACTTGCCAGCGCCAATAACAACCGATTCACGGCTAATCGTGCCATCGCCTTCGGACAATAAAAACGCTAAAGCGCGTGGGTTTTCAGTTTGAGTTGCTGTGCGCATAGTTATGCTCCTTTGTAACGGTTAACGCCGTAAACGTTGCTTGGGTCAAAAGCAGGTTTTTCGGCTGGCTGTGTGGTTGCAGTAAATAAAGCGGCATTAGCTTTAGGCTTCAGCGCTTGCATGTCGGCAGATACGACTGAAAAAGCCGCGCTATCCATACTTAAATAGGGCTTAATGGCATCTTCAGTTGCTTCTTTGCCGATAGCTGCAAACAAGGCTTTCACTTCGTTGGTGCGCGCTTCTAGCTGTTTGGCTGCAAATTCGGCTTTTAGTGTTGATAATTCCACATTGGTAGCCTCAAGCTGCGCTTTTAATGTGGCGTTTTCTTCTTGCAAGGCTTTTACATCCATGCGGTTATCCTCTTGTTGGGTTAAGTTACGTGAAAAAATCGCTAATGAGGTTGCGCTATCAGCGCCAAGAGCAACAACAGAAACCTCGCGGAGTACGGCGTTGCGCAGGATAGTGGCGGGATATTCGACCGTTAAGCCGTTGACCACCTCGCTTTGACCTTCGATTAACTCTTGTTGCTGATAATCGTACAAGCCAACGGACAGCTGCCAGCTAATTCCAGCTTGCGCTTTTTGGCAGACAGTAAGCGCGTCGTTGTCGATGGCGCTAACCAGTAAACCATTGACCAGCACTTTACAGTCTTGTTTGACTGCCGTAGCAGTACCGATAACGTGGTTTGTGTCGTGTTCTAGTAAGAGTTGTAAGCTGGGCTCAATCGTCATGCTGTCGATGTCGATAATGACGTTAGACAACCAGCCGTGGTTTTCAATCATCGCGCCAGTGTACGCCACACCTGAAAACGCGCGGTTCGTGGTGCAGTCTGTTGATTCTGGCGTTAAAGCCGCTGATAGATAAATAGGTTTATTCATAGCTATCAGCTTAACGCGCAAGGATTGTGTAGTCTTTTAACCGATGTTAAAAAAATAGATTAGACGAGAAGGCGAGTCGGAGACAATGGCATCAAAATCCATTTGATTTACTCCTTGGTTACGGTTAATATTTCGTTTAGACGAAAGTGCCATCGCGGTTAGGGAAGTGTACGAGCGTCGTCATTGGTGGTTTACCCTAACTAACCCACCTTCACCTCTTTTGCTTTCTATATAATCAAGCTCACTATTAAATAAAGTAATTCCTCTGTAATAACCGTTTTCTTTTAGCTCCAACCTAGCAAATATTCCAACTGATTCTTTGCCGATTTTGTAGCGTGATAACAGTGTTAAAAACACGCGCTTACTACCATCATCTAACGATAGCCAAGCCTCTTGCGGCTGTTGAATTGCTTGCGCAAACACGCGCATAAATCGCACTCTGTCTTTCCCTTCAGCTTTACTTGCGCCAGATTGTTTAACAAAAAAATCATCTGTTATTTGCATTTTTATGTTATCGGTTAAGTTAACAAGGCCATCGTTTGCGCTAAATTCAGACAAAAACCGTGCAATCGCTGTGTCATGACTAACGCCTGATGGCAATAACAAAGCTGACTGCAATTCTTGAATAGGCGGCATAGAAAACCCTCTTTCTGAGAGTGACTGTATCGCAGTGATCGTATTTTTAACTTCGTCATATTGTGCTAAGGAACAAGAGTCATTACGCACTCTTTTTGCAAATTCTAACGCTCCTTTGCAGTTTGCAAGCCTATTTTGTAATGCCCTCTTAATCCCCTCCCCACGCTCCTTTCCACCGTTATAATCCCAACCCTCGTCTGGTTTAGCATTTGCTGGAACATTGAGCGTTGTTCCGCCTTTCTTTTCTGCTTGCTCTATGCTTAGACTGCGAACGTGACAACGACAACGGTATCCGTTCGGCGGATAATGGGTGTTCCAAAACGGGTCATCTATTGGCTTGATGATATTATCCATTGCTCGATGCGACGGACGGGTTCGAGAATCGTTAATCGCATCGTACATAAGATAGGGGCGCGATTCCTTAAAATCCTGTTGCGCTGCGTATCGCCCCGCATTGTATGCGCCCTGAATGTTGGTTCTAAAAATATTGTCTAACCTACTTTTTGGCAAGTCGATGGGGATAATGCCGTCTTTAACGTCGTTGACAAAGTTATTAAACGGCTTTCCTTGTATTAAATAGTCATCTAGCGCGGCTTTAACCGCTTCTAGTTGGTCAATACTCGCAAGCCCAGCCACGCTAAACGCCTGCGCACGCGCAATACCAATGCGGTTGCCATAATACTCATCAGGCAAGACAACCTCGCGCTGTTTTGCCCAAGCAACAGCCTCATCAAATGTTAACGAACGATTTAGCCATTCGCTCATATTTTCTGCTCCGCTTCCGCCACATAACCCAAAACATCAGCGGCAAAAATTGCTTGCTCCACTACCTGTTGAAAGTTCGGGTCACGCTCATTTAGCAGGGTTGATAGCCGCTCTTCTAAATCCTCTGGGTTCTTAGCAGCTAATATCGCGTTGCGGATTAAGCTTGGGTCAATTGGGCTTGCAGTTTGCGCTAGTGCATCATCTGCAATACCTTCGACCGCTGTTTGTACAGGCGTAAACGGACTTTGTTTTGCGCTAAAGTTTGCTGATAATTTTGCCGATTTATCACTAGCTGGTTGCGCTAATGTGGTATCAAGGTCGCCTTGTTGAAAATCATAAGCACGGAGGAAGTATTGTTCTGTTAGTTTTACTCCCTGTGCCATGAGCTTAGCGTCACGGTCTGCGCGTTTTTCTTCTAACCCTGTGTCGTCGCGCATTGCAAAAACAGGTTGCTCACCTGCTGGTAAAGTGCATAAATCCATTAACGCACTAATCAGCTTATTGGTAGCCTGTTCCACTTTTTCAATGTCCGCGTTGCGTCGGTCTTCTAGGACTCGCTCGTGTACCTCCGCCGCTGCAAGACTGCCCCCAGATACTTCACTGGTTAAATTTTGACCGAGGATTAACCGCTGAAAGCGTTTGCGCAACACGGTTTCTATGCGCTCAAATTCCCCTACACCGTTAGCAATAATGGCTTCGACTGATTCATCCTTGCCGACTGCAATAGCAGAATCCAAACCCATTTGCGTTACACTGGAAATGAAGTCAGCTGGGTTTGATACCTTGCCCAACAAAACAGGGTCGGCAAAGCGTTCTAAGTAGCGCATCCAATAACGCCATACATCAGTGCGGAATCGCCAAGCCCAGTATGCACGTGCTAATAGCGGGTCTCCCTTTGGTTCGTCAATGCTGGCATTATGGGTAATCACAATAAACTTATGCTGTGTGTCTATAGGTACTGCGCTGTTTGCAACATTGACCCACCGACCGTTACTGTCGACATCAAACCACTCAAAGGGCAAGTTTCGCACGTCTTTTAATGTAGTGCCATTATTGCCACCATCCTCCCAGATTAACTCGATAACAGCATAGCCGTATAGCGTGGCATTAATGGCGGCGCTTACAATAGTTTTAATATGTGGGTTAATGATTTCAGTAATCGCTTGAGATAATTCATTCTCTGACGGCTCTAACTGCCACGGGGTGGCTTCAACGGCAGAACGTCTAGTTTCGATTGCTGTATAAATCTCATCATCTAGGGTTAATTTGCGTAAGTCTTTTCTTTTTATTCCAACACGTCCCAATTCAAACTCAATCTGTGACCCTGTGGCGCGTTGTACGCTGTTAAAGATACTATCGGCTACCTTTGTTGCACTAATGCGACTGGCGGTTGTTGGTGCTGGTTGTTTTTTGGCAAACAGTGCGCGGAGTATTTTCATTGTTATTCCTTAAATTAAGTTTTGTTGATTTTTAGCGAATGTTTTATCACGCGCGGATTTTAGGATTCTATAAATATGCTGAATAGAAGTACCATACTCGCGGCGCAATTCCTCGTGGTTACGCCCATTGAATTTTTTCCATATCTCTTCTTTTATCTCATCGGCTTCATATTTCGAGCCTTTGTTTATGTAAATCAATGAGCCGCCCATATTGGTGCGAATGTACTCCAGCATCTTGCAAGCAGCTGTTATTGCCTGCTCGTCACCAAAGCCTTGCTGGGCAAAGCCATCGGCAAATAAAATGCCCATTTCGATAAGTTGCTCTGGATAATCTGACATTAACGATACCTCGCTTTTGATGTGGTGTAGGAAAGTGCGACTGGTTGACTGGATTTAATTAACGGCTCTACTGCATAGCGCAACGCATCGATGCAGTGATTCCACTTGTCTTCGAGTACAGGCTGGACGTCGCCTGTTAGCTTGTCGGTTTTATACGAATAGCGTAAAAATTCTTCTGCTGTTTTAATGCAACGATCATGAATGATGATTTCGTTATAGCCGCGCAGGTGCAAGATTCCATCTTCTACACTACCAGCGCCTTTCTTAACGGCTTGCATCTTAAAACCCCTGCGCTGCATATAGCTTATCGTTGCTGGAAGTGCGCTATCGGCTCGGATGATGTATCGACGTGATTCAGGAACGGTATCAAATAAGGCTGGCAAGTGGTCGATTTCACACCCAACAGCATAGGCTTCATAGTCGATATAAAGACTGCCGCCTTGAATAAAACAGCGGATTAGCGTTGTTGGGTCAACAGAAAAGCCCCAGTCTGCACCAAAATAAAAAACAACGCCCTCGGGTGTTTCAAAATCATCAACGCGCCACTTGCCTTTGAACACTTGCGCATCAGTATGCGTAACGCACTCACCCTCCCATACGTGGCGGTATCGTTCATAATCCGTTGCTTTCATATGCGCCATATCATCTGGTAAGGCTGTATCTGCAAACCAAGGGTTATCGGAATAATTTACCTTACGCACCAAGGCGTTTTTTGGTGTGTTAATCACATAATCGACATAAACGGGATCAGTTGTCAGTAATGGATTGAACGTTATCCATATCTCGGAGTTTTGTTTGCGGATTGTTGGCTTTAGTGTTTCAAGGCTTTCTCGGCTTACAGTTTGCGCTTCTTCTATCCAGCATATATCAATCCCCTCGAACGATTTGAGCGCACTGGCATCGTTTTTAACGCCTTTTAAGCCCTTAAAAATACAACTGCTACCATTTAGCGTGCATGTGATTTCTGATTCAAGAACGTTAAATGCTTCTTGCGCCCCAATCCGCTTAATAGTTTCGCTGATTAGCTGATGAACTGACTCACGCATTGATGTTTGCAATTCACGAGCGCATAACACGCGGATAGGCGATTGCATCATTTTGAGTACAATCAGCAAGGCAAACCCCCAGCTTTTGCCACTACCGCGCCCGCCATAAGCAACTTTATAACGCATGTCGGTTTGATAAAAATCAATTGCCCAGTTAGGGATTTCAGCGTTAACTTCTAGCTTGTTCACTTAACCACCTTTAAGTTAACCTGCACCGCTGTTATCGGTTGTTGCGCTGGTGCGGTTGCCTTGGCTTTATGTTCTGGTGCAAGGATGCCAGTCGCCTTATCGATTGAGTCCATGAAGGCCTTAACGCCAATCTGCGAATCCGTTGTTTCAAGCAGCTCTAGCGCTTTATTAACCCCAGCGCTTGCTGCGCGTTGCAATAGCATGATGTAACCTGATTCGTGAGCTGCCACGTTAATTATCGAATTTCGCTCATTTTCGGTAATTATTTCGGAAACTTCGGAAACGCGACTAACCGCGCTAACAATCGCATCTTTTACCTGCACTCGTTTTTGGTCTGGCTCTTTAATTCCGCGCTTCTTTAACTCTTCAGAAAGGCTTGATGGTTTGCACCCAAATTTATCGCAAATAACATCACGGGACATGCCAGCAAGATAGTGGTCAATAATCTCATCCCAGTTGTATTTACTTGGGCGTGCCATAATCACCCCAACCGTTCAATGTGATAGGCTCTAGCAGCGGCTAAAACAACCGTCAAAGCGAGTTCGTAATCATCTAGGCTAAATGCTAGTCCGTCGGTTGAAAGCTTCTCACAAGCCTTTATTTGCGCTTTGAGCAGGTTAATAATCTTGATTGAATCGTTTAGTGTCATACTGTCACTTTTCCTTTTCTGGCTAACTCGATAAGTGTTTTAACAATGGCGCTATCCATCAATGCGTGTCTTTCTTGTTTGCTTAAATCCTTGCCGTTATCAATCTCAAAGTGGCATTTGTGACACAAGCAAGCTGTGGCGCAATCGTCTGTTTTAATGCCCATGCCTTTGCCTTGGTTGCGGTGCGCGGCTTGTATGCCTTCGGTGCTACCACATAGCACACAGCGCCCGATATCTCGCACGGCTTGTATCCATTTAGGGCTTCTGTAGGTTTTCAAAAAGTCCATTACCAGAAAAACCCCATATCTTTAGGTTGCGGCAAGCTGATATTTAAGTGGTTTGCTGTTTGCTGGATTGCGTCGATAAACTGACCATATTCATCACGGGTTAGCGTTGCCGTGCTGCGTGTTTGAGTGATTACTTTTCCTCCTGCAAAAAACTCTTCTATCAACCCAAGCGCTACCTTAATTCTGACTTTTAACGCTTCTGGTGATTCCCCTACTTCTTTTGCGATTGTGCCAATACAGGCATGAGCGTATTTTTCTTGTTGCCTTGTTTTAATCGCTTTTGCTTCTTTGATTGCCACTTCGATAACCTTGCCAGCCGCAACCTGTGAGCGAATCGCTAAACCAAGGTTAGGCATTACGGTTGTAATATTGTCAGCTTTAAGCCAAAAGGTATCGTTCACTTACTCACCTCAATCACAACTAGTCCGCCTTTCACGTTTTCCTTACTCACTTTGTAGCTAACCTCGAAGCGGTTATCATCGACTTTAAGCGCATCTGCCACTCCATCACGCCCTGCCTTAAAGCTGGCGATAATGTTGTCATCGTCACGCTTGCGGTTGTCTGGCTTATGGAATGTGATACTCACCTTAAAATCACCGACATGATTTTCAAAACTTTTTAATGCTCGAATCCCTTCGATTGCTCCAAGCTCATTGATAAAGTGCATACGGAAGCGGTACTTGCATAACTCTCGATAATTCATCGTATGCTTGCGCTTTACCGCCCAATGCAGTCTCTTGTTTGGGTTTAACGCCGATGGTGGGTATGGTAGTTTGACAATCACCGACTAACCCCCTTAGCCCACTGATAACGCTCGTTAGCATCGTCACGGGTTATCTCTCCTGCATCAATCAGTTTGGCTAATTCAGCTTTGAAGGTTTCCAATGTGGCCAGCTTGCCGCCCAGCATTTGACGGCTGAGGATTACACGACCGTAGGATGTGCCGATTGATTGGTTGGTCATAGTGGTTGGGGTTTGGTTAATCACTTGCGATTCGATTCCCAGTCAAACTCAATCACTGCGCCATTGTTTTCACGCATACGGTCAACGACTCGATCACCTACAAAGTTAGTCAACTCAGCAATCGGCAAATTACTAATCATGATGGTCGGTTTCATATCCAGGTAACGACGATTGAGAATGTCGAACATGATTACCTTTTCCGCTTCACTACCGAACTGGACACCGACTTCATCAATCACCAGTAACGGCAATAGCACGTAACGCGCGATTACATCAGTTTCAGTTTCATGATTGTTTTTGCTGTATGTCGCTTTGACTTCTCGCAGAATATCCAAAGCGCTGACGACTTTTGACACTGTTTCTGGTCGTTCTTCGTCCATGTTTGCAACTGATAATTCAGGCAGCAACTTAGACTGATATTTTTCAAACACCGCACGGGCAACCGCATAAGCTAAATGTGTTTTTCCAGTACCTACATTGCCGCAAAACACAAGACTAGTACCCTTGTCTAGGCAAGACTCGAATCGTTCAACGTATGCCTCGCAGTAGCGTTTTGCTTTTGCTTGCTTCTCGTTACTAACCACGAAGTTTTCAATCGTTGCAGTTTCGTAACGCTTTGGAATGCCGATCAAGTTTTTCAGTTTTTCCAATTTTCTCGCTTTGCGCTCTACCGATTCTTGCGCTTTCTTTTCCGCTTCGCGTTCGGCTTCGCAGTGTGGGCAGCCTGTTTGCAATTTTTGCGAACCAATCTGCATGGCCTTAGACTCGTACTCGCCATGCTTCTCGCAATGGGCTTTCACAACGACTTCGGTGAACATCACGCACTACCCCCAATTCGAGCAGCCCAATCATCGGGGTCTAGCTGGGTTGCGCCTACTGAATAGTTTTTGGTTGCGAAGCCAGTGTGTGATGAAGGTTTTGACATAGGTTTGCCAAAATCGCTTGTTTTCCAGTTTCTAACCGCAGCCCTCCAGTCCTTCATCTTGTTTCTTCCAACCATCCACCCGTTGGAATCGTAGTGGTTCAAGAACTTGCTTGGGTTAAATCCAGCAAACTCAATCTCGCTTGCATACCCAGCTAACTCTTCCGCTGTTGGCTTGATGAATTTTTTTGCAGGTGTTGGCGGTTTAGCATCCGCGACAGCGGGTGCAGATTCTTCCCAAGAAGATACGTTAGTATCTTCATATTGGTTATTGGTTATTGGTTCTTGGATATTGGATGGTTGAACGTCCGTTAAATTTTGGTTGAACGTCCGTTGAACGTCCGTTGAACTTGTGTTGCTTTCTTGTGCAACATTCGTTTTACGTGATGCAGCAGAAGCCTTGCCAGCAGCTTTAGATTTTTCAACCTTGTCGTTGAACCGAGCAATTTCTTCGTCGCAACGGCTATGCTTTAACATACCATCTTCAATAGTGAAGAACTCATTAACAATCGCTTCAACTTCATTGCGGTTAGAGCGAGCACAAATAAGGCGTGCTAACTGATCTATGTCAGCAGTAAGAACCCCATCACGTAGATAGTAAAGGTCTATTAGGCGACGATAGATAGCATCTTCAATCAAGTCTAGGTGGCGCGTATTGGTTGCATAATCGCCAATATGGAATGGATAGTAGTTCATGCGTGCGCTCCTTTGCGTATGCCTAGCGCAGCAAGCGCTTTTAGGTGTGGAGGTTCTTCTGCTTTTTTGGTAGCTGTATTTTTCTCGACCTTTCTCTCAAAAGCGATTATTTGTGCCTGAGCTTTAATTAAACGCTTGCCAAGCCATGCAATACCCTTTGGTGTAAACATGACCTGCAAACGTGCCTTACCGTTAATCTCGTCTTCTTTGTGTGTTAAATAACCTGCGTCCTTCCATTGCTGATAGCCTGTCAGCGCTTTGTTAGTGCGATATAGAATTTTTGCGGCAATGCAACGGGACACAAACTCTTTTTCTGGTATTTCTAATGCTTTAGCTGTCTGTCTTACGTTGTGCAAACCGTCGGCTTCAACAAATCGCTCAACAAAAGCAACAGCGGGTGCCTGTTGTGCAATTACCGCTTGTTGCTTCTCAATTTGTTCGGCTTGTTGTGCTGCCAACATAAGCGCACCAGATAGGCTTGTTGGTATGGCGAACTGGGGTTGTTCTACTTGCTGTTCCAATTCCTTCCAACGCTGAATAACTTTTAATCGAGCTTTAACGTCATAGCCTGTCATTAGTAATATGGTTAAGTCGTGGTCTAGCAGTATTTCAGAAATGTAACCACGATAGTCTTTAACCTCTTGATATTTTTCATGATCCTGTTGTGGATCATGCCCAATATTCATTATTTTTTCTATTGCAGAAGGCTTTATGTACTTGTACTGAGTCCTACTTCCTCTGTCATACTCTTTTTCACCAGCGTACTTATCGGCTTCTAATTGAGATAACATTTTTTTAATATCACGGTGCACGTGACTAAGGTCTTTGCCAGTAATATCAGCAATTTCTTTACTGCTCATCATTGGGCTATTGCTAACATTCATTATTTTGTGCATAATTACCTCACTCATTTTTTGATTGAAGCCATCGAGTTGTTTAGTAGCGCTCTTTGGCTTTTTTGTTGTCTGAAATTCTGGCCACAGACGAAGCCAATTAAAAATGAAACCACCGTGTTAGAATGCTTGGTGCTACCCATAGTCGAAAGACTGTTAAGACTAACTAACCTGATAGGTGATTTCATGTCTGATAAAATTTATTCCGACTCCGACAAACAACGCGCTTTTGATCTGACGATGATGGTTGTTGACAGTGGTAAAAACCTCATATCAAAAGACATTCAATTCAAGAGCTTGAGTCGCATTGATCAGATTGATGCGTTTGCAAAGCTTTACGCAAAATCTCTTTTGGCACTATCTGACCAGTCGTTACATACTGATAAAGAAAATCAGCAATAACAGGTTCATCACCAAGGCTTGCGTTCTTCTCTGCAAGGCGCAGGCACTCTAGGCGTAATTCTTGGTCGTTCATGTTCATAGCTCCTTTGCTAGGCTGTAACGCGCATGGTATGAACCGTTAGCGTTCTTTTCTTTGATTGTGGTTATATTCACACCATGCTCTCTTAAATCCTTCACGCGCGCTGCTAAACGAAAACAACCGAATTGGATAGCGTCTTTTGCTGTTAGGGTTTTACCTTGCTTGAGCTGATGCAAAATAATGTCGGCTTGAGATTGATTGTTCATAATCCCCTTCCCTTCATCTTGGCTATACCAGTTCTTTTAGCCGGGAAAGCATGGTATGCATGGCTTGTTCGACTTGGGTAATGGTGTCTTGAATGTGTTCTAGCTCTTTGCTTGTTATTTTTCCGTCGCAAAGGGCTTCGTCTACTGCTTTGCCAACATCGCCGTTGGTGCGCCACACGCGTGTAACCAGTTCAAGAATTGCTAGGTCACTGGCAGGCGTGTCAAATTCAACAGGCACAAGAACATAACCATGGTTCTGTGCTAATGCGTTTAAGATGCGGTGGTCGCCTGTCATGCTCATAAGGCGGTCGGCTTCGATAAGCGTTAAGTGATGACTGCTGCTGTTTGGATTAACCTTGTTGCGTAACACGGCTGGCACGATGTTCATGCGTGGACCTAAGCTTTCGCTACCACCTGGGTAATCGTGAACTGTGTGGTGCATTGCGTCTTTGATATTCATACGTTCGCTCCTAATTCAGTAGGACGTTGCTGTTGATTGGATTCACTGGCATCATTGGCTTCAAACAAATGACGCGGGTAAATGTCTGGTCGGATTTCCCACAGAGGAGTGCCGAAAAGCTTGTTTACGCGCAAAGCAATGTCAGCTGGAATTTGAGTTCTTCCCGCTTTCATGTTGCTGACATATGACTGAGTTACTGATAACTCTTTAGCCAGCACGGATGTTTTGATGTCAGTAAATTTTTTCATGTCTCTAAGTTTACTAATTAACAAACGTTTTAGCAACATAAATTTGCTAATTAGGAATTTACTAAAAAGAAAACACACGCCACAATTGCCAAAGAGGTAATAAGCATGGCACGGGACGAAACAGGCAGAGCTAAAGCTAGAAAACAAAAACTAGAAGAGGCTATTAAAATTGCAGGAAGCGCCGCAAAGCTTTCAAAGCTATGCGGGATTTCTGCGTCGGAAATAAGCCAGATGCGAAACCCAGATCATCCAAGAAATGTAGGCGATGTTGCCGCTGAAAAAATAGAGGTAGCCCTTTCGCTTCCGCATGGCTGGATGGATCGTTTGCATGATGAGCAACAGTCTCAGGCAAGTTTTCACAACCCAAGTATTGATCCATTTCCTGCACTACTGGCAGAAATGCCAATAACCCATCGTCGAAAAATTCCCGTCATCAGTTATGTGCAAGCTGGCAACTGGTGTACTTTGGTTGATAATTTTGCTCCTGGTGATGCAGATGAGTGGGTGGAAACAACTGGGAAATACAGCGAAACAACTTATGCACTGCGTGTTAATGGCACCAGTATGCAACCAACCATTAATGAAAATGCCATCATCATCGTTGACCCACAGGCTGAATGGGGTCATAACAAAATTGTGGTGGTTCGTCAGAATGGTGATGATGAAGTTACTGTTAAGCGTCTTATTAAAGATGGTGGAACATGGCTGCTAAAGCCAGACAATGACCGATTTCCAATCATGACAATGAAAGAAGATGCTCATGTATGCGGTGTTGTTGTTGAAATGATTGTTAAGTTTTTGTGAGGAAATCATGAGCCAAGAAAAAACACATATATTTGAAATATCAAATGACAACTCAGCGTGGGAAGCGCTAAAGAGCATTAACTCTTTGCCAGATGATGCAAGTGTTAAGGTTGTTTTTGACAAATGGCCTGTATTTGACTTAATCATCGAGGGAGATGGATTTAAGTCTTCCTTAGATAGAGCGTCGATGCAGGCTATATCTGACTTCCATGATGATATAATGCGTGCATGTGCAAGCATTATCCATGGAAAAGGCGATTTAAGAAGTCTTTCAAATGAGATTTCAGAGCACTTTAGTTCAATAAAATACACGATTACGGATGGCTGTTCCCACGCCACATCGCTGTATGATATGGTTATCGAAATTGTTAGAATTTTGGCGGACAAAGTGAGTGCTAAAGAAATATCCATCATCGTTATTGTATTAGGTCTTGCTTGGTTTGGTACTGATATGTATAAAAGCCATCTAGAGAGCGAGGCACAACTAAAACAAATCGATCTTAAGATCATTGAAAACAATAATGCAACAATGACGACGACACAGAATGCGTCAATAAGTAGCGAACAACAAGCACAAAGAGAACTGCAAAGTCACGAAGAAAAAATAGCTCTAATGAACATGGTTGCAAATAGCAACCCAAAAGTCAAAGCTACAATAGACGAATCAAAAGATGCAAAATTAGGGATGCTAAAAGCAGCCAAAGGTGCCTCATCTATTTCTTATGCTGGTGTTGAAATACCAGCAGATCAGGCTTTATCGATTGCAAAATCTGAACGAAAAAAATCATCATCAACACAATTAAATGATGACTACAGAGTCATTGCTTACAATGCCAAAGACCCAACAGATATAAAAATAACCATTAAATCATCAACAAGAGAATTTACAGCAAGCCTGTCAGATTCAGTACTAACACCTCAATCAATTGGTGAGATAACACAATCGCTAAGCAGCAAGTCAAAAACAGTAAAGCTAAACGTTAATGCAAGAATAAAATCAGGAGAAGTAATTCAAGCTGAAGTAGTTGGCGTCGTTATTAACGAAGAAACATAGATCGGTCTTAAAAACATTTTATGCCCCGCTAGTCGGGGTTTTTTATTGCCAAACAAACAGCTATAACTGATAATAAATATAATGAAAACAGAACACTTTATAATCATTTACGATGGCGAAGCATTAGCGTTAAGCGAGATAGACGTTCGCACGCTTGCGCCTGCACTACCCGATTATGCGACTGGAAAAAGATGCTCATGTTTGTGGCGTGGTCGTTGAATTGCTAATGAGGTTTTTGTGAAAATGCTATACTTATTTCCTAGCAAGAAAAAACCTAACCTAATAGAAGATAACAGCCAAAGTACAGGTGACAATTGTAATGACTAACCGAATATTCTTTGTAAAAACAGCGCTACTTGACTTTGACTATGATAATCCTCGTTTAGTTGAAGATACCGATAATAGTCATAATGATGAAGAGACTATACGCTTTTTATCATCTCAATATGACCTGCAAGAATTGGTAGACTCCATCACTTCTAATACCTACCTTACTTTTGAGCCAATCATTGTCAAAAAGAAGAATGATGATGCAGGCCGCTACATGGTTTTGGAAGGAAATCGTCGCTTGGCCGCTATTCGTGTTATTCAGGATAAAACGCTTGCTAGAAGCTTTAAAATATCACTACCAGACGTCATTCCACCTGATGTACTTAAATCTATTATTGAGATTGGCGCCATTGAAGTAGCTGATAAAGAGGAAGCTAGATCTTACATTGGATTTAAGCATATTAATGGCTCGAACAAATGGAACTCATTCGCAAAAGCTAAATATGTCACTGACTGGTATTTGCGCGGAACACCCATCGAAGATATTGCAAAAAAAGTTGGTGATACCAACCAAACTGTTCGCAACCTGATTGGTGGAATGCTGGTATTAAACCAAGCAGAACAGAATGACATTTTTGATATTAAGGATAGAACCAAGGTTGGCGCATTTGGATTTTCGCACCTGTATACAGCACTCAATCGTGCTGAATACAAAGAATTTCTTAATTTAGAGAAAAACTGGAGCCAACAACCAACTCAAAAACCAGTGCCAGAAGATAAGCTAGATAACTTAAAAACCATGCTGCAATTTATCTATGGCTCAAAGATGGATGGAGTCAGGTCTGTTATTGAATCACAAAATCCTGACTTAAAAAACCTAGGCTACGTACTGGTTAATCCGACTGCACTTATAAAACTAAAACAAACTAATAACCTTGATGATGCCCTAGAAGACACGAAATCTAAGGATATGCTATTTGAAGAAAACATTGTTGCGGCCAATACTGCGCTTGAAAAAGCTATGAAAACTATCAGCGGCTATAAAGGCCACAACGAAAAAGTATTAGAAATTTGTCAAACTATTGTTTTCAATGCACAAGCAATTGAAGCCATCGTACAGAAAAAAGCCAATGCATCATAGTTATATCAATGAAACACCGCCTATTGATGGTGACATTTGCGATTTGGTTGACTGGATTGAGTTTAAGGCAATTGCCAATGAATTTAGAACTTTTAAACTTGCTGATCTAAGAAGTTTGAGCGAAGAATTAGAAGACGAGGTTGATGACAATATTACTTATCAAGACAATTTAGATGAGGTAATACTGCAAAATGTTTTCAGTGAAATTGCGTTAAGACAGAAGAGTCTCCATAATGCTTACCCATTTTTGTTAGACAATACAACCTATGAACTCACCGCTATTCAAACGGACAATATCACGCTTGGTGGTTGGATATATTTATACTGTTTAATCATCTCGCATCCGAAGCCAGACGATGTCTTAAAAACATCCATTGGACTAACTCCATATGACAAAAGACGTGATTACCTACAGGTAGCTGCAACTTACGCTTCTGGTGCTGACTTTGGGAATGCTATCTCATTTGGATTTCCAAGACCTGACCATAGCAATATATTGCACAAAATTCATAGTGTATTTGCTAACCATATCAAAGAGGGAGTCTGTCTTAAGGCTCCTAGAGACGGATATCTCACCGACTCGAAAGATGCAGGTATAGACGTCATTGCATGGAAAAACTCCTTAGATGACCTGCCTGGCAAACAACTGATGTATGGACAAGTTGCTTCGGGTGAAAACTGGGAGAGTAAATCGATCATTGAAGATGTTAAGATGTTCTACAAAACTTTTTTCTATGATGACCCTGGCTCTCATTGGCTTCCTGCTATGTTCATCCCTTTTTGCCTGACTAGAGAGAAGGCTGAAAACCTAATAAACAAAGTTAACGCACTCACATATCAGTTTGGTATTATCTATTACCGATATAGGTTACCTCGTTTGGCTCAATTGGGATATGAAGCTGGAAGTAATCAATCTTCTGGGCATTATATTGAGA